CCGGCATGAAAAGGCTACCTTGCCGCGCGCAAGTCTTTCTCTCGCATGGTCAGCCGCCATCTGTCGGAACGGAACCGGCTTGGATGCACTCCAAGGTCTGCCAAAACTCATGATGTCTTGGACAGACGACCGGTACAGTACACCGCGAAGACAGATGCGGACCCATCGGGGAACGTCTTTTAAGGTTAAGGTCCTTCCAGGGAGTCCAAAACCGCCGAACAAGCGGGGAAGGCAAGGAATCAATCCACGGCTATGAGCCCATTTCTCGATTCCTGGATGTAAAACATCCAAGACCCTCCTAACTTTTTTGGCGCGATGCGGACTACCTGCTGCAATACTGCTCGAAGCAGGCCCAATTGCTGCCCACGTAGGTACAATCGAAGTTTCACCGGGAATCCGACGTGGTCTTGTAAGACCTCTCAACGGGATCACGTTCGGCCAACGGACCGAAGCAGTGCATAACTGCTTGAACTTCATATGATTGTTCGCCTCGTATGCGACAAATGGTCTGCCTCTCACCTTTCTCGGTCCTTGGACTGGTCTCGGCACTAGCTTGCGGTCGTGGATTGTGCGTGTTTTCACCCTGAAGCAGACTTCTGTGAAGACTCCTGAAGTCTTCAATCTGAAGTGCTTGCCCTTGGAAATGATTCCATGGCATTGCTAAAGGATGGCATGATAGCGTTGCGACACTGACATCGGCCAGTGTGCAACAAGATCATCACCACAAATGGCGACCCTCTCAGCTAGCATCCGCCTGTGATCAGTCTTAACAACCTTCGCAACAGCCTCTTCGACCCAGAAGAGATGAACGAGACAGAGGAAGAACCATGTAGTCGGGAGTCCCATAAGGATTCCGCGACTGGTCTCTTCAACGATCTCGCCTCCTGGGTATCGAAGTCGAAGTGGTCCTGTGCAACAGAAGAGAACGTCCCCCATCCAGCTCGGTAGCTTGAAGCTAACAACGATCTGCTCAGCCATTGACTATAGCAAGTCAAGTGGTAGGGTATCTGAAGCCGACGTCAGGTCAGAAGAAATGATTTCATGACCGTCGATGGGCCGTGATAAACGGAAGACGTTTTCGACTGCTTTACAGTGGTCGCCACTAAGAACGGCAGAGATGCGAGGGTCCCTCAGAAGTGCAGTCCATAGGTATGACCTTACCTGATGAGCGAGAACCACCAAGCACCAGGGTGACTTAGTCACCACGCGAGCTTTAAATCCGCGTTCGTCAATCGCGACGACAGAGTGCTCAAATGTTTCTCTAGTCTCATAGAATTCTTTAAGTGCAAATGAAAGCACGTGGGAAGACTTGACGACCTCATCAAGCTGACCTTCGGTTAATGATCCGTTGGAAAGCTTTTGGCGCACATTAAGAGGGAGGACGACATCAAAACTGGTGAGGCATTCTGGAGCTACGCTCATGAAGTCCTCAGAAACTTCTCTGAAGACTTGAGGGCCTTGAGAGCCCGTCATTGCAATCTAGGAGCCAAGCCCGCCCGAGGCGCGCGAAGACTCCATGCAAGCCCCTTCGGTTAATGAGACCTTAGAGGTTGGCATTGCAGGGTAAGAAGGAAGCACCTTCTCAGCCCACTTAGATACAAATGACTAAGCTTTCAAGATCACCTCCCGTGGTGTTACAACCTTGGACTTATAGATCTCCCTATGCGCATTGATTGACCGTTCAAGCACTAATGATGTGCCTGAAGGCAATGCCCGTCCCACATACGACAGCTGTAAAAGCTTGTCTGGAGACGAGACTTGCGATGATAGGGGGCCCTAGAAGAACCGAGTGAAGTACACCTCGGCACGCTTGGGACGCATCCCGACTAAGCCGAACCGACGGAATTCTCCAAACTGTTTCTTAATGGTAGAAATAGCAAAGGAAATGCCGGATCGTTCAGCGAGGTCACCCAAGTGACGAGCCATGCGACAGAACGCGAGTAGTGACTGCAGTCCACCCCTTCGAAGATCAAAGAAACGGAAACCATTAGCTGCCACAGCCGCTATGATCGCTGCCCATGACTCTTGTAAGAGCTGGTAGTGACCACGCGTAATGGAAAGCACCTTACGCTCGCGGTACGGCTTCTGCCGGAATTTGTTTCGTTTGACCTTCTCAGGTGTGAAGAAGGATGGAAGAGATTATTGGGGACGCGGCGCGCTTTTGGCCTAAGCCTTAGCGACCACGCCGCCCGCAGAAGTGCGTTGCACAGAATCTGCTTTGAAGATATCTAGTTGTAGAATCTGACGAGTCGGAGTCTGTGCAGGGACAGCACCCAAGCGGAGTGCCCTAGAAAGGGAGAGCTTTTGGAGCTCTACCCTGTCGTGACGGACAATACTGT